TTCCATTTAGATACTGGTAAAGATGCTTTTACACCCAAGAGTTCCTCTTTCTTCCAAAACTCTGCCCATAAAGGCTCATCAGACTCAGGCATAATTGCAGGAAACTCAACAAGCTCCCATTGGTCAGCGTGTGCTTCTGACTGTCTTTTAAGTAATCGACCTGCTAAGTCTTTAGTTGACCATCGTGTCATTACTAAGATGATAGTACCACCCGGCTGTAACCTTTGGCGTGGTCCTGATGTGTACCATTCCCAAGCTGCATCCATTGCAGTTGGTGACATAGCATCTTGCTCAGAATGTGGATCGTCAATGATTAATAAGTCTGCACCACGACCTGTAATAGCACCACCAACTCCTGAGTAGAAAGCTTCACCGCCATCATTGGTTGTCCATCGACCTGCTGACTTGTTGTCACCTGATAAACTAATATTAGGAAAAACGGTTTGATAATCTTCTGAGTCAATAATGTTTCTAACTCTACGACCAAACCTTACAGCTAGTTCTGCGGTGTGAGTTGCTTGAATAATTTTTAGTGCTGGGTTTAGTCCCATCATCCATGCAGGAAAAAATGTAGATGCAAACTCTGATTTGGAATGTCTTGGTGGTAAACACACGATAAGTCTTTTTAACTTGCCTTGTGCTATGCGATTAAATTTGTCTGCAAGTATCTTGTGATGTCTGCCCATGATAAAGCCTTGCCACATCATTTTTACAAACTCTAAGAAATCATCTCTGCATTTGGTTCTTGCTTTAATGTTTTTCCATTTATCAATTAAAGCCAATGCTTCTATCTGCTCATCTTTAGATAGAATTTCAAAAGATTTTATTTTGTCTAAATCAAGCATAGGGTGGGAAGTTGGACAACATCTTTCTTAGGGGGGAGTAACGCCAACTTCCCTAGACATGTAATTATGAGAGAGAGGAGATATTGAATAATACCCACAAGAAACATGTCATTCCTCATTTTCACACAGATGGTCTTGTTTTAATAGTCCTAGAATGGCATATCCTGCCGTATCAATCCAACTGTCCATATGTTGTGGATTTTGGGATATGCGTATTAATTTCATGCAAAGCATAATATTACAAGCATCGCTACCTGTAATTGGTTCTGCTAATTTATTGCCTAATATGGCGTTTACCATCTTTGCTAGATTGTCAAAAAAATCATCAGAGCTACCATAATCATCATCTCTGTCTTCAAGAGTTTGCTGTAACTTTATTAAAGCTGTCTCCAAGATAAAGGTGTTGTTCTTTAATTTGCTCATAACGATCTCCTGTATTAAGTGTTGATTCTAACTTATTTTATTACAAATCTAAAGGTGTTAATTTTGGGCTTTTATTTGCTTGATCTAAACATGCTTGCAAAGATTCTTTGGTGTCTATTTCTAAAAGTTTTTCTTCTGTTTTTGCAAACTCAGTGAGGTTTTTTTCTTTGTAAAATGGCATAAAAATTACTTTGTTTAAAGGTAAAGCCACAAGACAAAACAAATCTATTTGACCGTTGCCATACCTTTCATCTGAATCTTGCCTTTCTTTTTTTGCTGTTCTTCTACCACTGCGTAACTCCCAACGATAATAATCTTTGCCCCTTCTTAAATAGGTAGAGTTAGTGGTTTTTACTTGTATTCTGTATAACTTGTTTTGATGATCTAAAATTAAATCGCTTCTATGTGCTTGGGGTGCAAGAATTACGGAGTCGCAAAATCTCAGCAAGTAGGATGCTGCTAAATATTCACCTGCTAACGCTATGCGTGTAGTAGCATGTGGCAAACTGTCTCCTAAATTTTACCCCACTCCTTGCCTTCAAAAAGTAGAGATTCAGCGTTTCGCCTTCGGGTCAATCCCTCAAGCACCTTACCCCCTGCTTTATTCCACCTACGCATTTGTGCAGGCACCTCCTCATATTCACCATTGTTTAAAACTTTAAGCATTGTTGATTTATTTAGATTGGATGGACCTAAGTTGTAAGTCCATGAAACCAAAGCGTCAAACTGATTTTGTGATAAAGGTACATTTACGGCTTCGTTTACATAGCCTCCATACTCTTGCAATTCTTCTTCTAGCCAAGCGTCTGCTTGTTCTTGGGTGCAAGTGTCTCCTGCTTTTACGCCTTTGGTTCTACCATAAGCAATGGTTAAAACATTAACGGCATCGTAATATGCCTCTAATTTACAACCTTCAAATTTTTTAATCAGGCATACGCCTTCTTTGGATATTTCCATTAATTTAGAGGTAGAAGACCTGATATAATTGCTATTAACAAAGTTCCTAAAAATCCGAAACATCCAAACACCGCCATTCTTAAAGTTTTGTTTAAATCTGCTACTTGTGATTTTATTTCTTCTGTTTCTCGAAATATTGTCTTCCATCTTTCTTCACATTTTGCCTCATGCGAATTAAGTTGCGAGGAAACTGATTGTACTGTTGGTTTATTGCTCATCTTTTTTTTCAGGCGTGTTTGAAGCCCCAAAGTAAAACGATATAACTGCCGATGCCAACCCACCTAGATATCCTAACACTAAATTGATTAAAGCTTCAGAATTTTGTTCAGGTGGTTGTAATGTAACTAAAAATATATAGCCAAGAAATCCGCCAACTACAGCAGTACCCATAATTCTTGCAGTCCAATCTTTGCTAAATTTACCTCTAGCATCTTTTTTATCAGCAGCTTCTAGTTTAAATATATCTACATCAAGCTCCTTCATCTGCACTTCAAACTGTTGCTCTGCTTTTTTTAGTTCAAGCATTTGTTCAGGTGTAGCTGATTGAATGGCTTGATTGATGGCTTTTGGCTCAGGAGAACAACCTAGAACTTGTGCAACAACAGAAGCTGCTTGTCCGCCCAATGGTCCACCCAAAGCAGAGCCGAGTGTTGGTGCTATGGCTCCTACTACATTTTTTATTAAACCAAATTTCATAATTACCCTGCTAATGGATTTTTTTCTTCATTAATTTTAGATTCTATCTTTTGTACATCTTTTTGTAAGTTCATGTACTGTTCTTTTAAAATAGACCAATTGTTAGTGTTTTGATTAACAACCCCTTCTAAAATATTTATTTGCTCTAACTTTTTTAATTTTTGTTCCATAACAGAAATTTGTGTTACAAGGCTGTTAATGTCTTCTTCGTAAGAAACAGATGCTTGTGCCTCTAAGTTTTCAATTCTATTAACATAGGTTGCTCCTTGATAGCCAAAGCCAGCAAGGGTTGTAACAATTCCTACAAGAGCTATTAATTGCGTTGTTTTATTTTCAAACCAATTCATTTTTTATCCTACAAATTAGGTTGCATTGCTTTTAAGTTTACCAAAGTTTTTATGTTTTGGTTAAACAAACCGTTAAAAGCTGTTCTATTATCTAATAATGTATTGCTAGTATAAATGTTTTTTGACTCATACCAAAGCTCTTGATTGGGTATAGATAAAGCTCTGTAATCATTAAATCCAACAACATACCCCATGTATGCAATAATTTTATCTTCTGATCCATACTCTCCTGTTTGTTCTTGTTTGTTTTTTATTTCGTTTTGAGCCTCTTGCATGTTTTTAGCAAGGATTTGATCTGCTATTTCATCTGAGTCTGATCTGCTGTTATTTGCGGATAAAGATGTATCAATTTGTACATCATTATTGACTGAAGATGTATTGCTAATGTTACTAGCCATAGTTGTTGTGTCTGAAAAAGACTCATTTGATTCTGTAGAAACAGAAACGCTCATTTGTAAAACCTCATTGTTTTGTGCTGTTGAAGATGCAAATTGATCTGAAATACTAGGTGAGTTGCTCATAGAAACACCGCCACCGCTTGATCCTGATGAATTAGATGAATTGTTTAAATTGTTGTCATCGTTTTGACTTGTACCACTTACACTGTTGTTGGCTGTTTTAATTGTAGATGAAACAACTCGCAATGCGACATCTCTAGTTAATGAACTCTTTGTATCTTTGTTTTCAACAAAAATTTCTTCAATGGTTTCTTCCTGCCTTTCTCTTTCTTCTCTAACTTCTGCAACTTGTTCCTCTATCTCTTCTTCGATAAATCTAGGCTCTAGTTCTTCTTCTATCACTTCTTCAAAAATGGGTTCAGGCTCTTCTTCTATTATTCTTTCAGGTTCAGGCAAGTTTTCTGCTAAAAAGGTTTCTTGAAAAATAAATTCTTCAATCATAATTTCTTCACGAGGCAAAAATGTTTCTTCTTGTGCAATTTCAAATATTTCAATTGTTTCTATTGGCTCGGAAAAAGGTTGGGGTTCATTAAAAACTTGTTGTTGTGGCTCAAAAAATATTGGTTCTTCGTATGATTGCATAGGCTCTTCTATGTAGCCAAACTGTTGCTCTTCTTCTATAGGTGGGTTGCTGTAATTTTGTTCTTCTTGATATCCATAATCAATTTCTTCTTCTTGAAAATAAGCTACGGATTCTTCTTGTTTATAGCCTTTGCATGATGGAGAGTATTGAGGGTCAATGTCACATTGTTCATCATCATAAGCTTGCCAATATCCTGCACAACTAACATCATTTAGTGGGTTGCTACAATCAATAACCTCGCCAACAAATAAAGAGCCACCGTTTTCTAAATTTTGATTTTTGTCTGAACTGTTCCAGTCATAGTTGTAACATTCTTTAGAATTGTATACTCCTGTATTGCACTCATCATGAAAATAATAAGTTTCAAACTCATCTTCTTTGCCTTGTATACCTATAAATACATCATGGTCTTGAATGTCTAGCTCGCCATAACGAGCCTCGTAGGTATCGTTAGGGTATAGCCAAAGCTCAAAAGTATTTTTTGAATCTCTGTAATATTCCCACATTTCATACCAACCAAATATAACCTTGTCATCAAAACTTTTGGCTAACATGGAAGAATTTTCTCCCATAATAAGGTCAGTCCAAAAAGGATATATTGTATAGTTGGTGTTGGGA